AGATGTGGTTAAGGAGATACTGGACAGGTACGCTAAGAATAAGTGCGTGATTTTATACGAGTGTACGGATGAGCGTATTCAGAGTGGGCATTGTGAAGGTAGAAGCCCTGAGTGGTATAGTGAGGTGCTGGGCAGAGAGGTTGACAAGGTTTATTCGCACGTTATTGACGGCACAGAACATAGTATGATGGTATGGTTGCAGCAATAATGAATACAATCAATCGGAGTAACATCACTCCGATGTGTACCGAGGAGAATATCACTCGTGCAGGGGTAGACTTTGATTTGTTTATCACAGATAACGGGAGTACTGACCCTAAGACAATAGAGTGGGGTAAGAAGATTGCCAAGAAGCACACCGCTAATGAGTACAATATGGGTAATCCCTATGCACTCAATAGGATGATTGCCGACACCCTGGATTATGAGTTTATTGTCATCTTAGGTAACGATGTCCTACTCCCTGAGAATTGGCTAGTTGATGCCTTGGATGTGTTTGGCAAGATACCGAAAGTTGGTATGCTTGGGTGGATGCTAGAAGGCAGTAAGCAGAAACACCGATTCAAGAAGAATGAAGTGGAGTTAGAAGTGGATGATACCAATGTTGTTATTGGCGCGACCATTCAACGGAGCGATGTGTTCAAGAAGATCGGATACCTAAACGAGTTCTCTAACTACGGGCATTGGGATGCGACATTCTGCCGTAGAGTGCAAGTTTGGTATGATTGTTTCTATATGCCAAGGAAGAGGGCGCACCACTTAGGCAACTTCCATGCAGAGGGGGACTTCGGTTATGCAGAAATGAAACAACAAGAGGCTGCGAAGGCTTGGGTTAAGGCAAAAGAGTGGCACGAGAAATATCACAAGAAGAAAGTATATCTAACACTAGATCAGAAAGTAATATGAAAACTTGGAACGACATAACGATTGAGAAAGCAGAGGCTATCTTCTCTGCTGCTGAGAAACACGAACATCCAATAGCTAAACGTGCTGCGGTGTATGCTGCTGCTATGGGTGAAAAGTACGAGGACTTGATTAATATGTCATTGTCCGACTTTGAGAAGTACACGAAAGAGTGGAGATTCCTGGACACTAAGGCAACCAAGGAAGTCCCTAGAAGTTGGAAGGGAGGTAAACTGACCTCTGATATCAAGGATCTTACTGCCGGGCAACTCGTAGATATTGAGACTACCACTAAGGAGGGTAAGAACACTTTACACAGAGTTATGGCTTTGTTGTGGGAGAGCGACATGCCTCTTGAAGAAAGAGAGAAGTATGTTAGGGAGAATATGCCGTATCCAATAGCGAGGGGGGTGCATGATTTTTTTTTGTCACGTTCTCTAAGGCTGCAAAGACGTTTACTAAAATATTTCAATCTGACTCTGAGGGTGGCAGCGATGAAGATAAAGGCTCAAGTAGTTTTGGAGAGGTATTTCGGTGGTTTATTTGGATCAAGAAAATAGCTGCCATATACAACTGCCGCATTGATGAGGTATATGAAATGAAGGCACTAGAGTTTTTGAATTGGATTAACTACGAAATCCACTTAGGAGAAGAGCAAGAAAGACGTGAGCGACAATCTCGATAATCTACACAAGTATCTGACTGAGGCAATAGACGATGCCTTGTCTAGGGTGCAGGATAACCTAACTAGCATGAAGGATAGTGGGGGGGAGAACTCTCCCCCTAGAAGTCGCAGGGCTAGTGGTCGTACTGCGGAGAAGGTTAAGTCTTACAATACTCGTGCGGTCAAGAAGAAGAAGCAGGACATATCCGTTGAGGTCAACATGCCCTCTCAGATGAAGTTCATCGACCAGGGTATTAAGGGTAGAGATTCTGTCAAGCCAAACACAGGTTCTAGCCCGTTCCGTCAGAGGCGTATGCCGAACATTAATGCTATTTCCCGTTGGATCAGAAACGCAGGAATATCTACTCCTGCCAAGTTTAAGAATCGTAGACGTTTTGCGGGGGCTATTGCTGCGGGAATATTGAAACGAGGTATCGAGGCTGTGCCTGTTTACTCAAGCGTGTTCAACATGAAGTTCTACGAGCAACTAGAAGAAGATGTTGCCAATATCGCTGCCCGTGATTGGGAAGGAGATATAGATGAAATGATCGAGAAAATGGTGGTGAATCTACAAGCCACCGGAATTGATGTGAGGTACAAACTTTAATCCCTCACCGTGCGAATTGTCTTGATGTTAGTGACTTCCCATTGGTCGAGTTGACCTTTCTTGCCCGTCTTGGCAAATGCGTATTCAAGTACCTTATCCTTGTTGGCGAGTACTTCCTTCTCGTCTTTGGATGTTACTAGGGTGACGAGCAATGATGTTTTACCCGTACCTTTCTTCACCTTCTTGTGAAACCTTATTTCGTATTCGTAGAGCATATTATTCAAATATTATGTCATAAGACGCAATCATTTTATCTAAATCGACACGCCTAAAATTAATAATAAATCCCATATCTGCTAGTGTAATGAAATCCCCCTCATTAAACACAAATTCCAAATCTTTCTCTATGACAAGCAAGTCATTAAATATCCCACCAACCTCAAACCTATTCGCATAAAGCTGCTGCAAATCCTCATCATTTACCTGTTTGTCATCCAACACATCGCTAAAAGGTATTACAAATCTTGATTTCATAATGTTGTTTTTTATTGGGTTCAAAGTAAGTGGCTAAACAACACTATTGTATCATAGAAGTGTCATAAAACAACACTATTGTGTCATAGAATTGTCATAAACTCTTCAAGTGTGTGTATTACTGCGTATTGCCCTTTCCACTTATCCTGGAACTCAATCTCGTCAGTTGTGAGTTTGCGTTGACTAGGTGGCTTATCGGGATCTTTAATCTCAAGAAGGTAGTTGACCCCACGATACCCTACGACAATATCCGGGAATCCACTACCTAACTGAGACGTTATTGCGACACTACAGCCTATGCTGCGTAATTCTTTGACAAGCTGACGTTGGTTGCTATCAACCCTTCCTCGCTTTCTCACTTGACAAATATACAACAAAACACTTATATAAGTACAGATTATTTAGAAATTAGTGTATATTTGCATAAATAGGCTCGTAGTCGTTCCATCCGAAGCGACAATAAAAAATCGGAATACAAGAAACACGAGATAGGTAGAAGCATCTACTCAGGGTGAGGGCGAGGAGCAATGCTACGGCAGCAACTCCAAGGTCATCTAAGTAAGTCTAAGCCCACAGAGTAACGTCAAAGAGAGAGGGGAGAGGTAAGCCCCGATCCACCTAGAAGGTATGACCTACGAATTGTTGCTTTTGCTCGACACCTGTAACGGGTGTACAGGCTCTCGGTAGAGATGACCTATAAGCCGAGCTGCACAAATTTCCGTCTTAACACTTATATATATGTATGGCACTCACAGTTCAGACAGATGTAAGTGGGAACGTAATTTACCCTTCCTACAACCCGATAAGGTTCGGGGTCGAATCCTCAAGCACTTCCGAGGACAACTACAAGACAATCGTTTATATTCACCGCGATCCGTCAGGGGATGACGAGAAGGTAGCGGAATTGCGGTATGACATAAGACCTAGCACGAATGCGGTTCTAGTGGACGTAAGTAAGATCACACAAAGTTTCGTAAGCACAGACATTGCTAATGTAGTGGCTGAGACTGTAGGCGGGGCAACAGAGTCTAGTGACTACGAGGAATGGAAGGTAGCGTTCCAAGAGTACTTTGGGACTATCCCGGCAGCAACAGGTAGCGTGGTGAGTGGCACTACTTTCTACACTTGCAACGGGGCATTCAGATTTGAAGAGTGGAAAGACTACAACTACTACGCATCTGAGGGTAATTGGGTGGTGTTAGCAGATGACACGGCAGCAAGTATTGTGAGCAGCAATATATGGATGCACGATTGGGGTAACGTACACACTACCTCAACAGGTGCTACAGGGTTAGAGGCTAGTTCTCTCACCCGAGACCTAAATTGGCTACCTATCCAAGCGGGGCAATACTTACCTCTACGATGGAGGAAGTCGGACTACACCGAGGGTGGTATCTACATAAACCTGTATGACGAGAACTTTAGCCTAAATCACCAAGACGGGGTAGATTGGACAAATGCTCCGAGCGAGTACTGTGTGCGCTCTATGAATGTCGGTACGGATGAGCTAAATGCAACGGGTGGGCTATCTTTCACGGTAAACACAGATGATAAGTACATGACTGTTTGTTGGTATGATCCTGACGATTCCGGTGGTGGCGCAGCAATAAGACGAGGGAGCAATTTCTTGTTGTATGAGATTGACCATACACCGTGCGACACGTACACGAATTACGAGATCCTGTGGCTAAACCGATTAGGCGGCATTGATTCGTATGTGTTCACAGGAAGACCTTACAAGAACTATGAGTGGGAGAATAGTCGGTATATGAGGAATACAGTATCAATCAACACAGATGGTTCTACTATTACTGATAATCTACACGCTAGGAAGATGGGTACAGACTCTACCCGAACGAAGAGAAAGTACAAAGTGAATAGCCAAATAATCCCTGCATGGATGGCAGAGGGGTTCGCTGACCTATTCTCTAGCCCTATGGTTTGGTGGAGGCGCACAACAGAAACGAGCAACCAGCTTATTCAGATTGTGCCGCAAGGAAGTATGTACGAAGTGAAGAACTCGGTAGGAGACAAAGCATTCAATATTGAACTCGATTTTGTAATAGATAGCAAAGACCAAAGACAGAGAGGATGATAGTAATAGGCGATTACATAATTAATGCGAGTCGGGTAGCCCCTGTTGTCGTCACTAAGGAGGTTGCGCCGATTGAGGATGTCGCCTCAAGAACGGGTCACTATTCTAAAACATTTACGATTCTAGGTGATGCAGAGTCAAACCGAGTGTTTAATCACCTATTTGACGTAAATATCTCTGTTCAGAACGAAACGACAGAGAATTTTACTCCCGACTTCAACCCAAACCTCAAGGCGAGTTTTCAGTATTGGGTAGATGACTTTGTAGCGTTTGATGGCTTTTGTAAGCTAGACGATGTGGTGGTAGATAACGAGAAAATTGAGTACAGATTGACGGCTTTCGGTGGGTCTGCTACTTTCTTCCACGAGATTAGGGAGAAGCGACTAGAGGATTTAGATATGTCCGACTACAACCATACGTATAGCGACGCGAATATACGTGGGTCTTGGACGAATGACTACACCGATGGTTATGTGTACCCGATGATAAATTACGGGCATCGGACTACAACAAAGTTGAGTCCTGGCTTGAACGGATCGGGGTGGCTTGCGGAGGACTTTCGATGCGCAGTATTTGTTAAGGCGATTTGGGATCAGATATTCGAGGAAGCGGGATGGAGTTATGATTCTTCATTCTTGTCCACTAACCACTTTGAGAAACTTATTATACCAAGCCCGTCAAATGGGGTAACCCTTTCTTATGAGGCTGTGGATGATCTGTCTTTTAATGTGGGTAGTAATTCTTCTTATGTAGTTTCAAACAGCTTAGACCTAACATCTGCCCCTGTTGCGGCAAGTAGGTTTGAGTTTGATGTAGATTCGGGGTCAATACTATCTAATACCCTGCAAAACACTAACACCTCAGAGTGGGATACGACAAACTACATATACGAAGCCGACAACAGCTCCTATATGCAATTCCGCTTCTTCTTTGATGGGGATATGGAGTATGTGGGTTCTGTGAGTTTCGGTAATCCGTTTAACGCTATGCTACTGACCTTTGCGGTTGTAAGGGGTAGGGGTGGCACATATTCGGTTATAGACAGCAAGCAGACTGTTGTGACATTCTCATCTTCAATATCACCTGGTAGCATAGCATCATTGCCATTGCCGATAAACTTCACCACACAAGAGCATAGAATCGAGGCGGGTGACGAGGTGTTCTTGGCATTCACAAGCGTAGAGGTCGGTTTTGTGCAGAACGGTTCATTTACGGGTTCTTATTTTATTGCGAACGGGGATGTAGAGTTGACTGTTGATGCGGGGTCGCTTTTCGGCAACGTAGTCAGCGATAAGTTAGAGTTGGGCAATACGATGTTGATTGCTAACATTATGCCCGACATGACACAGAGAGACTTCATATCTGCCTTTGCCAAAATGTTCAACCTATACATTGAGCAGACAGGCACTAAGACACTACTGATTGAGCCGAGAGATGAGGGGTATCTAACACAAACTAAGAACGATTGGACAGATAAGTTAGACTACTCGCAAGAGAACAAGATAGTCCCAATGGGTGAACTCAACAAGAAAGAGTACAATTTCACCTATGAGGAAGATGAGGATGTTTGGGCAAAGGTTTATAGGAATTCGTATGATGAGGAATATGGATCTAAGCGGGTATTTGTAGACAACGACTTCCAAACGGAAAAATATGATATCAAACTACCTTTCCCGTCCACAATACTATCTCAAGCTACCGTTTCAAATGATATGGTGCTGTCTGATATGTCCTTTGTGGGGGATGATGGGATATTTGAGACACAAGAGGCGAAACCGAGGGTGTTGTATTACGGTGGGCTTATAAGTTGCGACTCGTGGGTATATCGCAGCAAGTTCATCAACGGAACAAACTATTATTTCACAAGCTACCCGTATGCGGGGCATTTGGATAACCCGAACTCGCCTACTTACGATTACTTGTGGTTCTTCCCTAAGGATATATTTTACTCCCGCAACTATGGTAGCCAAGACTACCCACAGTACCCAAACAGAAACCTGTATAACTTATATTGGTATAGGTTCATTGAAGAAATAAAAAACAAGGATTCTCGTGTGTTCGAGGGTTATTTTGATTTGAGCTATCACGATTGGGTAAACCTATCTTTTAGGGAGATATACCACTTCTTAGATTGCAACTGGAGGTTGCTAATGGTTGAGGATTACGACCTTGAGAAAGGAGGCTTAACAAAGTGCAAGTTCCTAAAGGTGGGGGCTTATGTAAATCCCACATACGACAGGTACAAGCTGAATACAGGGTATGGTCAAACTGACGATAACGGAGACACGCTTCCGAGCATAATTCGCATACCCTCAAAGGACGGCAACAAGTTCAAAAGAGAGAATTATACTGGGTCAAATAACGAGGTAGGTGGTAGTGTCGGCTTTGTTTATGGGGACGCAAACCTCGTTGGTACAGACGTAGAGGGTTTTGCGCTTATAAGTTCTTCGGGTAACGTGGTACAGGCATCGGGGGCAATGCTTGTTAATACGAACGGAAGGGTTGTAAACTCTTTCAACGAAGTTTGGGTAAACAATGTCAATCAAGAGAGGTATGTAGATATTACCCTCACATTTACCGAGGTGCAGACGTTGAATGCAAACCCTATTCAGATATTGCCTGAGTTAGAAAGCAATCAGTTCTACGCAATAACAAGGGCAACCTTGAAGATGGAGTACAACGAAACTCTATACACCGATGGGAGTGTCATTTCGGTAAGGACAACTCCAACAAACACTAATAGGACAACATTTAGCAGTTCATACATAACCGCAGCAGAAGATAGTCATGCTTATAATGTTGTCGGTGGATATGCCGGGGATGTTGACTTGGGAGAGGCTATTGAGATCGCTGCACTAGGTGCGGAGTTCACAAGTGATGGTGGTGACGTAACAATAAGAGTCTACTACACAATAATGGAGGTATAATGGCAAAGCTAAAGGAAATAACCCTCAAGATGGTCATTGACAACGAGGGGAATGTTGCGAAGATCGCCCAAGTTGGGGATGCGATGGAAAGGGCGGGGCAACAGGCTAGGAACATGAACCGTGAGGTTCGCAATACAAGCAACGCTCTAGGCAATCAGACAAAAGCCACAAACCTAGCTGGGCAAACAGCCCTTGAATTTTCCCGTATAGCCTCTGACTCCGCTTACGGTATTCGCGGTATGGCGAACAACATCGGTCAGGTTGCTACAATGATGGGCGAACTCTCTAAGACAGCCCCAAAGGGCATAAGTGCAATGGGTAGGCTCAAGTTTATGGGGCAACAGTTAGGCGCAGCCATTATGGGTCCGATGGGTATAATCATAGCCATCCAAGGGCTGTTAGCATGGCTTACATTATGGGAGTCTAGCACAAATAATCAGACTGAGGCTCAAAAGGAACTTAATGAGGAATTAGATATTACCGCCACAAAAGCAGAGAAAACATCTCAACACATCGAAACTCTCATTGCTGCCATGGGGCAAACAGGTGTGGTGTCCACTCAGGCAAAGAAAGATTTAGCTGAACTTATACCTAACTACGAGAAGCTGAGAGAGACAATGAGCCTTGACGAAGTTTCTAGCTCATATAAGGACTACTTATTCTTCCAAGAACAAGCATTGGGAGCGGATCAAGCCCTAGCAGATAATCGAGCTGAGATAATGGTGTTAGAGGCTAAAATGCTAGAAGCTAGAGCTACAGGCAACACCGCACTTGGTGAGGATACAGCTAAGAAAATCGAACAGCTCAAAGAAGATAGGGAGACTTTGCAAGACATATCCGACACATTCACAGCACCATATCTCAAATTGAAGGAGCTGTTTAGGGAAGAGGATAGCGAAAAGGAGAAGCAGCTACCATTCAGAGACTTTATGGCTCGTAAGAACCTTAGAGAGTTTAAGCGTAACGCTAGGGAGATAGGCAAAGAAGTGGATTATCTTACCGAGAGCTTTATGAAGCCTGATTGGGTTAAGATAGGTCAACTATGGACTACACACCTAGATGGTATTGGTGGGATCTTGGACGGGTTAACGGCAACAATGAACAACTTTGCCTTCGAGAATGAGAAAACAGCAAGAAAGATATTCGCAGTTCAAAAGGCGGCTGCTGTGGCAGGGATAACGATAGACACATATAATGCAGCATCT